AAACTGTATTATTAGCAGCTGAATATTCCAAAGCTTGTGGAAGAGATATTCTTCTTCCAGAAGACTGGGAATATGCATTGAAATTCTGTGCAATGAACACTGTTGGAGAGTCTATAGGTTCTATAATGCCAGAAATATATGACGAGGAGACTTCGGGTGAAGATGAAGACGAGGATGATCTCGTTGACCCAGGCGAATGTCCGGAATTTGAGAGATATTCAGGCAGTGATCCAAAGTTTACATCTGTAAACACTGCATATGACATGTGGCATGATTGGAACCCACAAAATCCGACAGAACATCTCTTAAAAAATGCTATTAATACTAATGAGCACCTCGGAGCTGGAGGGGTGGACGACTTCTGAATATAAATCATTTAAAGTTGTTGGTGGTGAGGTTTCTGACACGAGTAGTGATAGCGATGATTCAGATGATGAACAATTATTTGCTAAATCATCGATGATCAGAAAAACTAAATATAAAAAATTAGTTAGTAAAGAAATATTGTTACCTGAATAAATTTTCTACTTCTATACTATAAATCACAATGGAAGCCGTCACAGCTCAGGCTATGGAAACTGTCACTCTCGTCAGCCGGGAACTCGAAGCGCAGTCTCTCAACTCAATTGTTGCTGGATTCAGTTTTGCCGCTGCTCTCAGCTGGATGGACCTCGTTCGATGGGGTATCACTCAAATCATCAAGGTACCTAAGAACAGTGGTTCTCAATACGTATTCACCGCTATCCTTACCACTCTACTTTCCATCGTTGTTTACTTGGTAATTTCTCGTGTTTCTACTCGAGTAAAGAAGCCCACTGAGCCCATATTCGCGATCACCCGGTAATTTTGGGCTTTTTCTTCATAAAAAGTGTGAGTATTAACCCTATTAATATAATTACACCAATGTAAATATACTCTTTCCATATATAAACATTTTCCACGATTTCGGGAATGTTTATTTTTGACTTTTCGTGTATCGTTTCTTCGTGTATCGTTTCTTCCTGGTTCTGTGGTAAGTTTATAAGCTTGTCAGTAGAACCATGTATTCTTAACTTGATAGCGTGATCTCTTTCCTTAAAATCTATCGGTATAAGTTTATTGTTTTCTTTAGAATACCATTCAATTTTTAGATTAGATATTTGTTTTTGTGAACCGTTATTATACTCATGTACAAATAGATCATCTTGACTGTAAAATGTTAAATATTCTTGTGTTGCATCTGTTTCGTTATTCATAAATACACCGGTATAAAATGGGGTGTTTGTGTAAGAATCTTGATTAAAATCATCAGACCCAGATGATATCTTCAAGACAAACGTCTTGGGTGCAAATGATATATCAGGTTGCCCACATCGTATAATGCCACTCGACGACATAACATTAGAAGAACTTAAACCAAATATTTGATTGGGTGTGGTTCTACTAATAACATTTGACGTCCAGCCATCCACCCCATTGTAAAAATCAAGATTAAAATCACTGGTGGTTAATGTATTAGAAAACTCGAAGCGCCCATTTGTATATGAAACCTGATCGATCGTTGTACAACCTGTTGATGGTATGACTGTATCTTGTAAATATGTCGCAACTGTAGATTTACTTGGATTATTAATAAGAGATACATTCAATGGATCAATTTCAGCGTTATAGGTTCCATTATCATCATGAATAGTAAATTTATTGTTAAAGTGATTGAATAGTCTGGGTTTCGGTAATCTCGTGGAAATTACTTCAAGTTTAGTGATATTATATATTATCGTCTTCAATGTGATATTGTAATTATTAGCACACTCGTACAGTTCGGTATCACGTTCACCAGAATCTATATCAAGGGTATGAACCTTCATTAAAATACATGTACAATATTTTAATGAGTGTTTTTATTTATTAAATTTCGATATTTCATTAATAAATTGATTGAGCTAAAGGATTGGTAGACATCTGCTTTTTAGCGATATCAAGTGTACGAGTATGGGGATTTTCATGTCCTTTGTATGAATTGAATTTATGAAACGACTCTTGTTTATAATTTTGTGTCCACCCACCATTTGCTCCACCCACACGACCATCAACGCGGGAAGTATCCGAACGAACAGCTGTGAGTGCACCACCCTGTTTAAGTGCACTTTCCCTCACATTCATACGACCCTTGTTACCCAAACGGTTGGCCTTACCGCGACGATCTTCTGGACGGAAACCATACTTCATAAGTTCTTCATTTGTCTTGTTCGCGACCTGAACAGCCGCACTGTTGGTATATGCACCAACATGATTACTGATACCTGGTTGTGCCTGATTATAATATCCAGACTGAAGATCATTTCTATCACTCTTGAATCTAGTAGGGTCCTGGGGCATTGCCTGTGCTGATACAAAACGCTTAGCGCCATTGAAACCTAAACCATCTGTACGATTACCTGTTTCGGAACGATTAGTTATACGTTTAGTTTTTTCGTGTTCTTGTCTCGGGATGAGCCCCGTCATTCCCTGAGCTCGGCCCATTACTGTAGGAAGACGACTAGGTAAGTAAGTGGTTGTATCTGGTTTGTTATGTGTCAACTGACCAATGACAGCAGAACGTCCACCTGTGACATCCGCAGCTGGACCAGTTCGTCCTGGTAATGTAGTCAATCGATGTTCACCAACGTTAATTGGATTCACCCGGACTAACTGTTGATACCCACCGGAAGCTGGGACATCTGCACCGACACCCAAACCTGGACCAACCAATTGCTTCTCAATTGGAGAAAGGTTATTCATACGTCCAGTGTCAAACATGCGATCTCGCATAGATAAAACTTCCTGACCATTAGTGCGATGTTGAGCGGATATAACAGCAAAACTATCGTTTTCTTTTTTGTGGGGAATTTCGACTCTTGGTTCATATAAATTCGACATATCGGGTAGAGGCTCTATGCGATCAAATATAGCAGGTGGATTTGGTGTCTGTTCCACAATCCGTCTTTGCATCTCAACTGGAGATACCTGAGCTTTTTTATTACTTAACGTACGCCCAGCATAAATCAATCCAGCGATAGCTGCGAGTGAAATGGGGTCAGCCATTCTTACTTCTTATTAACATTTTTATTAAGGTATCTCTGGTGAAAAAGTCCATTCTGGAGATCTGCGCGTGTACTAGATGGTTCGTAAGACATTGTCCTCAAAGGAACCTTGCACTCCATATTGGAAAGTGGAAATAAGTTCCTCTCGTAAGTTTGTACAATATGTTTATTGAAAGTGGACGTCGACTGGGGGCGTAACTGGTCAGATGTTTCTATATACTGAGCAGGTGATCCCTTACCGGCTCTATAAGGAGCTGTACCATATAACATAGTATTGGGGCGAGACCCACCACCGTTAAGATCACTGGGCTGAGGGTATACAAAAATTTCATCGGTCGCTTTAACGGGGGCGATAGCACCCTTATTTTGAACTATTGACAGACCAGGTTGGAGTTGATACGCCATTTATTATTACATAAGAATATTTATCTACGCGTAACTTCCGCTACCACTTCTAACTGCACCACCACCTCGCTGACCCCTGATATCCCCACTCGAATCTAAACCCGCAAACGCTTCTAGTTGCACACCACGCGCATCGGGACTGCATTGTCGAGGATCACCCTTGCACATCGGAGCGTTCTTTTTACCGTAACACCACTCTGCGAATCCCGTCTGGTCTCCTGGAATACTTGAAACGGGCATGGTTATAAATTGCCGGTCTGCGGCATTTTGTTGATATTGTGGAAGGGGGCTACGAGAACGTCCACTATCATATGGAATACGATCATCTAATATATTCTGCATAAGTGGTTTGACAGTGGGGTAGTAACAAGCTTGTAACCTGTTTGGTGCATCAGTGTAATCTGTCATTAAAACATTACCCATTGGATTTTCTTTTGTTGGTAATTGACATTCAGTCTCATCTACACTATAATATTCTTTAACCATTTTAGCTTTGTACATAACATATAAGATACTCAGAACTGTTCCACCTAACACAAATACACGAGGATCCCTTTTCGTTAGATACAAAACACATGTCGCATATATGATGAACCGAGAAGCTGCATTTATTCGTTCAGATGGTAATTGGTCACTCGTGGGCCAAAAATCGAGAACCTTCTCACTTTTTATAAGTTCCTGGGGATCAGTAAACCAGGTTTTCATTTAGTATATATTAGGTTTATTTTTTGTCGAGATTACCAAGAAGGCTACCCATCATATTCATTAACGCACCCTGATCAATTTCACCTCCGTCCTTTTCCATTTTGTCAGCACATTCTTTAGCGATCGTTTCGATCATACTAAGCGTCTCACTAGGAATAGACTTAATGGTAGTTCCTAACATGTAAAGTGTCTGAAGATACTGCCACGTCGCCGCTTTAGTACTATCAGACATACGACCCCAATAACTTTTAATGTTTAGATCTTTGAGAAAATCAATGGTATCAATTTCATTTAGAAGGAATGATTCATCTTTACTTGAAATTTTATCCGCATACGGGGATACACCTGTCATGAAAGTGTCAACGACTAGGTTAGGGCTGGTGTGTTTAATCAATTCGAATGAAGTGATCATTTTCTTGATACCAGTTTCGTCTGGAAATGTCTTATGCAGTTCCACAAGAAATTGAGAAAGCATTTCGTTAAACGCAGCAACCGAAGTCATTTTCTTAATTTAATGATTTAATCTTTAAGTTTAAAAAGGATCATTGGAAATAGTCTCTCTTTTACCTACACCGTTAGACACAATAAAGAAAACTAATATAGCATTTAAGACTGCAGGTTTTGTGTATTTATTTAATTCAAGTTTACCCTCATTGTTAAGATATGCCTTAGCGTGAATGTATGCCGCAGTAATACAAGCAGCGATTAGTCCAGCTGTTAAGGGGTCACGTAATTGTTCGGAGAGTTCCATTTAATTATAACCAAGTTTTTTTGTACGATCATCTGGTGCATCCCCAAATAAAACGTCGTCTTCCTGAGATTCTTCTATAGGTGGTTCGATATCAGGGGATTGAACACTTGGTATAGTTTTGAATTCATTTTCAAATCCAGTTGGTTCCATTGGCATCTCAGGTTCCATTGGCATCTCAGGTTCCATTGGCATCTCAGGTTCCATTGGCATCTCGGGTTCCATTGGCATCTCAGGTTCCATTGAACCTTCTAAAACATCTGGGTCTTCAGAAGCGTACACTTCTCCATCTAAATCTATATTTTTAGACTCTTGTGACATATATGTCTGGAGAATTTGTTGAACTGGGATGAGCTCCTTCACGGTATTTTCAATGCAGGTAGTGAAGCGAGCTGTCAATTTATCGTCTCTTATATATTCACTCTGCTCTTCATGAAAAATGTAAGGATCCTTGTATAGATCTTTAGCTACGTTATTATAACACGTTTGAATAAATATCTCATTTGTTGGTAGTTTTAGACTTATCTTCTTGTTATCAGACCTGAGTCGAACTGCAGAAAGAATTTTAGTACACGCAACAAACACAGCAGCGAGTAAGTCGTCAAACCATGCACATCGATTTGTAATGTTATCACTATGCTGCTTAGACATCGCATTCGACCAATTCGGAACTTCTTTTAATAGTTTTTGAAACATTATAAGAGTTTGGCGTCCCTTGGATAAATTAACAGATTCATTGTATATATCCTGAAAAACGTCAATCATAGTTGGACACATAATCGTGTAAAGTTGACCCAGATACTCTTTCTTAGCTTCAACGAGTATGTTAAGATTATTATCCATTTATGATTAAGGGGGGGTTTTTATTATATTATTTACTGCGCGGTTCTCTCCTGTATTTATCTGCCATCTTTTTCAAGTTCATTAAATCTGGATACTCTACATCGTCTACGGCTTCTTTTTGAGGTCTCACCCTTTTAGGTACGTTCCATGATACATAAATTTCATATAAATTAATTGGATTGACTATAAAACCACCTAACTGCAACTGTCGTGTAACATATTTCGTAGCAGATTCTCGATTAAAAGTTGGATATCCTATCAAAAATATCGGTGTAGTTAATATTATAGTCTTATGACCAAGTTCAACACTTTGTCTAATTTTACGTGAAAACTGTTCATATATCTTGGTGTATATTTCCTTTTTTATCTGTTTTTTCCTTTCGTCAATTTTAGTGACATCATGGATGCTCAGCATTACAATTACTGTAATTTATTTTTAGCATTTTCTAACTCACCTACAGTTGGAACCACACTCTCTTTGATAAGCTCGTATTCAACAAACTCTTGCCCAGATTGACCATCGAGGAATGGCGCGATTGTAGACTCCGACTGTCCGTCTAATGGCTGGGATCTAAGAGAAACAAGTTTAACAGAATCACCAATTACCTTAAATGCAGCGTATACAGAAAACCCGAAAGCGAAACCGCTATTCTTTATAGTAAAAAATACACATTCATAAATATCATTATCGCTACCGGTGTATTTTTTCACTGACACTGTTTCGATGATATATGTACACAAACCAGTCCGTTTGGAAATTTCTTCATTCGCCTGTAAAACAAATGTTTCAATCATGTCATGTGATATCTTCGACTCACCCTGAGTATAGTTGTTTAAATTAGGTTTTGAGTCAGATAACATTATCTGACCATTGGGTTTATTATACCCAGACAGTCCAAATGATTCTGTAAATGATTCACGTTTGGTCGTGAGTAGTATAACAGCAATTAGTACGAATATTACAACCAACAGTAATTTCATGGTCACTTATATTATGCGTCAATTTTTTTTTAGAAAATACCGTAATACATATTAGATGTCTTTACTATTATTTAGTCCAAGGTGTAAACATTCGTCTGAGATAATTGAGTATATACAGTCAAAACCACAACTGAAGCAGCTTGTAAATTACCATAACGTCAACACCCAGGGTATACCACCCGCGTACAAAAGTAAAATCAATCGAGTACCTACATTGTTAACGAAGAATGGAAAATTGCTAGTTGGTAACGAGATTAGGAATTGGTTAGACTCTCTTTTACCAAACGAAGAAGTTGGCAATTGGTCACCAGGTGGTATGTGTTCTATGACATCATTAGAGGGGGATGAGAACGACGATGATATATTTACTTTAGATGGATATGGGCAATCACTCCAGCCTGCTATGACTCGTGAACTTGAAGATAAGATAAGTCGTGACGTAAATAAAGGTGTTGCCTATACTGAACAGATTTAAAGATCTAGAAATAATATAAAATTAAATGAAACTTGTTACAATACAAGCGTCTGCATTTAAGTCAACATTCGAAGTTTTAAAAGACATACTCAATGATGTAAATATATATTTCAAAAAAGATGGAATGTACATTATAACATTAGATACAGCTAGAACATCACTAATAGATATATACCTATCTTCTGATAATTTCGAAGAATATACATGCGATCAAGATGAGATTATAGCTGGTATCAATATCGCAAACACTTTTAAACTTTTGAAAACGATTACAAATAACGATGTTCTAACTATTAGTATTAATTGTAAAGAGTACATGAACATAGACATTGCAAGTGAACATAAAAAAACGAGTACTGCATTCAAATTGAAACTTTTAGACATTAATGAAAGTCGCATTGAAGTGCCAGATGTTAAGATGTCAAATATAACCGTTATCCCATCAGTGGATTTTCAACGTTTGTGTAGAGATATGTCTAATATTGGATCGGACATTGAAATTACACGAGTGGATAACCAACTTAAATTGAAATGTGAAGGCGACTTTGCAAACCAGGAAACATGTATCGAATGTCCTGAAAATAGTTCGTATATGAGCGGTCTTTATTCACTGCGCTATCTAAATATATTTACAAAGGCGACGAGTATGTGCGCGTCTGTGCAAATAATGCAAGAAGAAAATAACCGGTTTTTAATTCTTAAATATAATATTGCAAATCTAGGGGAATTAAAATTCTACTTAGCTACTAAGGTAAACGAATCTGAGTAGTAAACCCCCCTATCGTTTTTATACTTTTCTTAATTCCAAGTGTACTATTTAACACCATTTTAGGATATTGATCTTCTAAAATAGTTTTATCATAATACAAAAAATATTCAATAGGAACGGTTTGACCGTGAAAGTCATTTCTAGGACCACTGTAACGTTTAACCTTATCTGTAATATCACGTTGGGGTTTATCATCGTGATCAGATAACCATACACTTGAAAGTGGTATACTGAAATGCATATTCATATCTTCGTGTTCACCTGGTTTAAAATTAATGTTTGTAGATATACCCGTATATTCTTTACCGTTGTAATAATAACGTACACGTAAAACACACCATTTCACATTTTGGGGAATTATAGTATGTCTGAAATTCTTACCTGTAACATTTACATAATATTCATCTAAAATACCATCATCCCAGCTTTTACTCTCCTTTAGCCAAAAATCATCTTCGACATTATATTTCATATCATGATCTATACCATATTCCAATTCTTCTGAAATAATACTATAATCTCTTGGGGTAAATATCTGTTTATAAACAAAAAAAAGATAACTTAAAAGTTTAACCAACATTCCTTTATAAAGATATGGAAGGTAATTTTTTAAGTAGATATAATAATAAATTAAGTGAATGGTCAAAATTAATAGATGATGACCCATCTAATAAAGGAAAATATCAAGATGAAATGTCGAAATATATGATAAAATGTATGCCATTTTTAACTCAATATATGGAAAGTGAAAATGAACAAATGACATATACTAACACTGATAACATTTTCGATGTAAAAGAAACTGTTGGTCTTAAAAGAAAGGATATATGGACCGATTATCTCGTAGACGTTGAAAAAAAGAATATAGCTAAAAGCACCGATATGCGTGTAATCGAGGAGTGTGATACATGTTTAAAAAGTAATATTTTATATTTATATGATACGAGTGATCTAGTTTGTGATGGATGTGGAAAAGTGATCGCATTTAGTATAAACGAAGAACTTACATATAGAGAAGAGCAAGAGACTTCTGAAAAAATTATTAATTATTCATATAAACGAGAAAATCACTTTAATGAGTGGTTGTCACAATTTCAAGCTCAAGAAATGACGACAATATCGAGTGAAGTCATGGATCAGTTAAGAGTTGAATTAAAAAAAATGAAAATTAAAAATTTAGAAGAAATTACACATGCAAAAATAAGAAGTCTTCTAAAAAAATTGAGATTAAATAAATATTATGAACATGTTCCGTATATTACTAATATTTTAAATGGTATTAAACCACCTACCATGAAACCAGAATTAGAAGCTAATCTTCGTATAATGTTCAAAGATATACAAAAACCTTTCGATGAAAATTGCCCAAGTGAGAGGAAGAATTTCCTTAGCTACTCTTATGTACTTTATAAATTTTGTGAACTTCTAGGAGAAGATGAGTATCTTCAGTACTTTCCACTCTTAAAATCAAAAGCTAAATTGTATGCACAAGACGTTATATGGAAGAAAATATGCAATGATCTTAAATGGGAATATATTCCAACTATTTAAAGAACTTTATATATTACATAGATAATGAACTGTCCTAACTTCCATGTATGCAATAAACAAGTTAAACCTGGATTGAAGGTGTGTACTTCATGTTTTTGGAGATTCAAAAACGAGATATTAGAATTCAAGACATATGAGTGTCCACGGTGTTGTAAAACGGGAGAATGTCTCAAGTTTCGCAAGTGTGAACATTTCCTATGTATGGAATGCTTCGATCGATTACCTATATGTAAATTATGTGAGCAACCTAAGTAATCTAGATTTTTAAAAAGGGTAACTAATATGATTCTTATCGATAGAATAGTTCGCTTCCTAAAAAGGGATATATACCTCCCTATGAGATGCTACGCAAATAAGAGGCAACTCACGAACCCGAGAGATTGTTGCAACTGTAAAAACTTTTGTCGAAAGCCTCCAAGTGGTGGAACACCAGTCTATGTAAGAATTGACCCTAAGTACTTTCAGAAATACAAATATCAGATATGAACGACGAACCAGCACTTCTCGCCCTCTATGATCTGGAAAGTCATGTACTCCCTCACTTGGAGACGATCAATCAAGACGACCCATCGGTACAACACTGTCTAGAAGAAGCTCGGACACTTCTTCGTAGGGCACAAGAATTTCTTCAAGCAGCTGTGTTAGATCCTCAGACGCAATACGAGAAATCCCAAAGATTTTATCGAGCTTTGTATCAGGTTCTTCCTCTAATGAGTGCACTTGAATCTTCCGCACCTCCACTTCCCGATCAGGGTGAGGTGGGTAGTTTACCAGATACGCTGTCTTCAGACCTGTCAGATGAAGATAGTTTCTACCCTGCAACTCCGCCGCGTCATTCAGGGTCTTGATCGTCTTAAATTCTAGAACAGTCTCGTTATTAATAATAATGTCCGCCCTTAAATTACCAATCACATGCCCCTTGAATGGAATAGGAATAATCCGTTCCGACTCATATTGAATACCCTTCTCCCGTAGTAAAACCTCCATAGCATTATGGTATACTCTCTCACTGTATCCAGGTCCCAGTTGAGAATATATCTCTCGAGCTAGGTCTTCTATCATTATATTCATTATGTTTTTCTTCTTTATCTAATATAAGATGGTGTCTACTGAAACTGCTCGTAGGCGGCGTCGGGCGGCGATACAGAGTCGAATCAACACCGCACTCAGTCGTCTGGCGAATAATTTTAAACGTGTGAATATACCACGAAATGCATTTAACGTAGGTACGGTGACCCGTGCGAATGATCGTTATTTATCAGTTCGTTTAAGTCGTAAAACGATTAATGACTTAAAAGTCATATACACGCGAACATGGGAACAAAGGGTTGAATACGTTGGTTCAATACCATTTACTCTAACGAATACACGAAACTACGTGAAGTTCAATACACCAACAACCCGCACAAATCAACAACTGGCTTCTGTGACACCCTCCAACGAGGATATGACACAATATATCGTGTATCATACCCACCCAGTCCCTATGAGTGCCGTCCCACTCTTCACATACCCGAGTGAAGCTGATTTTAGAGCGTACATAAAGGCGTATCCAGCGATACAGGCTAATCTCATCCTCGAAAACCAGGGATACTATGTCATCGATCTCATTGAAACGAATATGAATAAACCAGATCCAGATGAGGTTGTAAAAACATTCAATCGTCTTGTGAGATCTGAACCATTTCAGAAATCAACTGTGAACTGGAGCGCACTCGCATATATTCAAACCACACCAGAAAGTTGGAAAAAGGTTGTGAATGGTAATATAGACCCCATCATGCGTAAGAAATTTGGAATATCCATCAAGTACTACACATGGGATGAACTCGGTGAAATTACTCTACTAGATAAAAATGTTATCATGAATATAGGATGAACACCATTTCAATCCACTCATGTGTGGCACATATGAGAAGAAGGGTACAATTATCTCGGAAGGTTGTTAGGGACTTGAAAAAAATAAGTGACTTATCCTCAAAAAATCGATGGGAATATGCAGGTAAGTTTGACGTGAAGTTTGAGAATAATACATTCAGCTTCAGTGAGCCAACAATTGTCACATCGAGAGATAGACACACTGTCACCGTTGAAATATTAGAAAAGGTATGGCCTTCACCACTCACATATCACACACACCCATCCGTAACACGACCTGTATCCAATGTGGGTGAGGTTTTCCTTACACTCCCAAGTAATCAAGATTTTAATGCATTTATCCTAGGATACCCCGAAATGCAAGCGAATGTAATATGTGATGCACACGGATACTACCTAATTGATATTCTCGGGTCTATCGACAAATATAAATTACCCTTACCAGAGGCTGTGCATAGAGAAATGAAAGAATTTCGTAAAAGACCATTTTTACGTGAACACGTGTTTAGTGAAGATAGGTTGGAATATTACCAAGCGACTTTGAAAGATTGGAAACATCTCATCAATTATGAATTGAACTATCGTCTCACCAAATTATTCGGGATTTGTATACGTTATTATGGATACAATGAGAGTCCACCCACGATCATCGTCGACGTCTAATCGATATATATATTAATCAGTTGTTGATGTGTAGTATTCAACGTAAAGAATTACACGATCTTCATCGGACTTATTCTCCGCCCAATGAGGAATTCTACCATCTAAAATCACATGTTTTCCATCTTCCTCATTTACCATGCCAATTTTTTTATGATGAAGATAACACTCATTGGGACACTTGAGACCTAGATGATACGTGAACATATATTCTGGTCCAACACTATCAGTGTGCTCTTTTAATTGTACACCCCCTTTCATGAGAGCAAAACCAGCTATACGAATTCCCGGTATCTGAGAAAGTAATTTAAATGTTTCTGGACATTTCAAACAATTCCCTAATACTGGTTTACTTTCCCATATGATAGGCCAACTAATCCATTCATTCTGTACATGTGTTTGCCCACCTTTCAGCCACCCACATTTACCAGAACTGTAATCCGTAACAATTTCATGAAGAATATCAGATCCTTCCCATTCACCTGTAGGTCTAGGTTTTTCACTTATGAATACATCTGTTGGTAAAGTGTCCAACTCCACACGAAGTGTTTTCCAGTGGTCTTTGAGCTCTTTAAGATGCATTTAATATATATGGGTATATTTTTTTAACCTTCTCTATGTGTATATTTTGAAAAGTTGCGAGACATTTCATACTCTGATATTGTATTCATCGTCGACGTCTAATCGATATATATATTATAAGAATAGCAACTATAGGTACAATAATAAATTCTGGATAAGAAAATAGATAGTCTATAATAATATTCGGATTACTTATTAAATAAGATATATCAATCCTGGTATAAATTTGAGTAATTGACATATTTATACCGTGACCCTGTGTAGCATGCCAATACCATGGAGGTATTAATAAACTATCACCTGGTTGAAGAGTTACTTTATATATTTTCATTTTGCTATGGTCTAACTTGAAAAATTCTTCCTTAGAATAATTAAAATTGTAAGCAAATGCACTATATTTATTAATATTTGGATTATCATAATTACTGAAAATGTAAACAGTTTTAGTTCCAAATAATTGATTTAATATGAAATCTGATGTAACGTGTATATGTAAGTCACTGGGATGATTTTTTCCGAAAAAAAGCATTAATGCTTTAACATCTCTAGGTTCTGTATTCGGATTTCGAAGTGCTTCGAGTAAGATTGGTAATTTTTGTTCAAAAAGATCCACTTCTGCGCAATATAGATAAGGTTTTTTGTTCGCTTTCCAGTGATTGAAAAGTTCTTTTATTGTACTCTGACCAACATCAGCATCCATACTTCGAGATTCTAATGTATCGTAAATTTCCACAGGTAGTATAGAATCACCAAACAACTGAATAACTTTATCTAATTCCATCTGTCTCGCAACTGGTTGATATAGTCCACGTATTACAACTGGCTTTTTGAAATCTTTTAATATAACATCTCTTTCTTTGGGTGTCATTTCATTATAGTTAAATTGTTGAAGTTCCAAATATGTACTCATCTACTATAGTTTTATATTTTATTTGTCTGCGTCATAATAACTCCAAGAAACAGCTGTGTATCTATACGTATCGGGTTCAGGTGCTGAAACCCTATGCGCGTGTGTCCAATATGGTGGAAATATAGCAACATCACCCTCATTTAGTTGAAAAGAAACATTTTGCCTCGGAAAAGTAAATACACCACCTTTATTATTGCTAAACGAATACACCAATGAAGAGGTTCGCACGAGTTTACTACCAGTATGCATATCTAGACCATCTTTATGTAATTTGGTCTCACCAAATACTTTCCTAAAGGCTATACGACAAGTGTACATAAACGGAATATCTACTAAAGTATCAATAATTTTATTAGTATATTTTTCGATAAGATCAGTTTCAATTTTCCAGGCCTTTATTTCGTCAGTTACATAATAATTATTTAAATAGTTATTATTTGCCCGGTCACAACATTTATCGTTCTTTTCTATAAAGTCTCTTACTTTTTCACATGTATCAGTTGGTATTAGATTCCTAAATATATATATATCATACTTACTGAAACGTTTATCAATATACATATACTTTTATAACTTTTATTCTTTAAAGGTTTAATTTTCCTTGTGAAGTTAATATTAACCACATCATACCTACACCTATTACACTCGTACCGGCTATTAGATTTGTAACCATAATAGACTTTTTACCACCGGGAGTCAAACCCAATATACCACCTAATAAAGTCATCGATGTAATGGAGCTGGCGAAAAACCCAAATAGATATAGTATGAGTTTTACATTATTTTCTATAAATAGAGATGGTAATGTATAAACAATACCCGAAAGACCAGATACACCATGAAATGTACCCATTGTATACGCACCTCGTTCGTTATCGGAAAAATTTTCACCTATTTTTGTAAGTTTTAAACGATCCCATAATGATTTAGAATCCCTTATATCACCATCTGCAAGGTGGACATGTGTAAACTCGTGAGTGTGAGCATCGACATGAGCTTCTGAACCAGATACAACTTCCATTGGTACACCATCTGACGGGTGTTGTACAATGGTCTCAATATCTGTTATATGCTGATTGATACGTAAATCTTTTTTCCGCCAGAAGTATAGATTAATAAGTGATATACAACCAAGTAGAATCATAAGTGAACCAACGATTATATCACTTACAGTGGAAATTGTATCGATTGGTATTTGACTTCTAAATAACATAAATATACCTGTCATAAAACCTAAACCAACCGTATGCCCTACACTCCATCTAAAACCTTGCATAGCTGTTTTTTTCAGGATTGCCACTTTCCCTTGACCACTTCCATGTTGACGCCTTTTTACACCGGAAACGAGTGCAACTACAGCAGTTACGTGATCGGGGCCTAATAATACATGTAATATACCAAGTAATAAAGCAAACCCAAAAATACCACAATTTGAATAACCATTCAAATTGGATAAACCACCCATATAAAGATAGAATACAATATATCTTTAAATGCCTTTTGAGAGATTACCTGGTAATTTCATATATTGGTTTAATATTGAATCAGAAAAACATGAAAAAATTAAACAAATGTTGCTACCGAAAATAGAGTTAGAAGAATCCGAGGCATCGGAAACTACAACAAATTATTTCCCACTTGGTTCTGATGCTTTCACGAATTACAGTAAAAGGCCATCATATATGTTAGATGATTTTATAACAAACACAATTGTATGGGATCCAGTAGATGATATGATAAAACG